AGTTCCTCAAATTTATGAACATACTTCGTAAACCTGGGATCATTTTTAGGCCCTTTCGCCTTATTATAACAGGTCTCAATGAATTTATTATCACCACTTTTCCGTGTGAAAAGATTGTAATATCTGAGGGTAACCTCAAACATAGACAGTGCCATAGTTCTATTAAGTTCCATATCAGGGTTGTCTTGTACGGCGTTCAACATCATAGACAGGGTAGTAATCAGATCGGTACGTGAAAAGTTGGGCATACCTCTAGATAAACTTAAGTCTCTAATCATTTTTAAACAGCATTGGTACTGTGCATTTTAAAAATGAGTTTTGTTTTTTAATTATTTACTAAAATACCGCGTATGGGCATTTAGTTGGAGAAGGCGAGGCCACCCATACCAGACTGGACACGGAGGACGTTGTAGTTAACCGCGAACATGTTGAGGTTGGTAGCGGCATCGTTACCGGTGGTGGTGGTGATGGAAACCTGCGCGTTATCGATACGGGAGAAGTTGCAAGTGCCGGTAGGCTGGTGCTCCTCGGGCTTGAGCGCGAAGGAGTACGCGTAGACACCCGCGTAGGGGGCACCGGAGTGGTGGAAGTGGGGCTGGACCTGGTTGAAGTACTTACCGGACTGCTCCTTGAAGCGGTCCTGGCCGTTGAGAACAAGCTTGAACTTGTCGATGGTACCGACAGCCTCCTCGGTGAACTTGGAAGTGCCACCACCGGTGCCGCACACAAGGAGGGGAGCACCCGCGGCACCAGGGGCGATGAAACAGTTGGACTCGGCCATGGTGAGGTCCTGCTCGAGAACAATCTCGGCGACCTGGGCCTTGTGGGTAAAGTTCCACATCTTGGTACGGGCGACACCCTCGTCGCAGCACCATACAAGCTCCTTGACGGGGTGGTTGTACGAGAGGCGGACCTGCTTGGTACCACCGGAAGCGGTAACAGTGTCCTGACCGGTGTGCTGCACCTGCTCGATCAGGTATTCGTGACCCTTCTGGGCAAAACGCCTACGCTCCTCAGTGTCAAGGTAGACGTAGTTGGCCCACACCTTGAAGGTACCGGTATTGAGGTAGGTGGAGAAATCCGACGCTAAATCGAAATCGATACGGACCTCATGGTACTGCAGAGCAATTAGTGGGAGGTAAAGTCCGGGATTGCGGTTAAAGAAAAAGACTAGGGGCAAATAGACAGCGTTACCAGTCGTGGCGGAAGTCATCTTACCGTAAGTGAGCTTCTTGGACTCGTCAAGGTAAAGCTCGGAGTAGAGACGCCACCACTTCTGGTAGTGCTTGTCAACACGCTGACCTCCGATCGATAACTCGACGGAGGAGATCGCACGCTCAGCGACCCAGCAAGAATCGTCAGTGGCGTTGGAAGAGATGGACGCCGCAGCGGCGGAGAGGAGCTCGACGTACATGTCACCGACGAGATCACCGTTACGGGCGACGGTGACGGAAACGCGGCCGGAGTTGGCGGCAGTACCGTTGACGGTCTGCTCGATGTTCTCCATCGCGAAGTTAGTGTGGCGCTTGTATTTGGCCTGGAAGAAAGTTACCTCAGGGTTACCGGTAAGGTAGACATCCTGGGCACCGTAAGCGACGAGTTGCATAAGACCGCCAGCCATTTTGAGAGTTGTTGTACTATAGGCAGAGAAAATAATTTTGGGTAAATGTGCGAAATTTCGCGATCCAATTTTTCTTGGTCTAATTCAAATGTCAAAACAGCCTGAAGAAACTGAGATTGAGGAGGGTGAAATTGTATCCGAAACTGAGTCAGAGGAGGAGGTCTCAATCATCGCTACTGAAGATGAACCCATTGATGAAATCGATGATGACGACATGATGTTCGAGGATGATGGCGTGGATGTCGCGACTCTCATGACATCCCTTCTTGCGACTGAGGATGGAGACACTGTATGTACGGCCCTGGTCAGTATCACTCAACAACTTCAAATGCAAAACAAAATTTTGATAAAGATTTTGAGTGAATTAAAAAATTAATTAGAGAGAAAAATTGTAAAAGATATAATTAATGGAGGACACTCACTTCATCGACAAGGAACCAAATCGCTATGAAGCGCTTGCAGTACTTCAAAAACAGACTATCCAGTCGATGAATGAAGAGACCATAACAAATATTATCGAAACGTTTGAAAAGATGTGGAACCTCAGAACAGAAGATTTCAAATGTGCACGCGAACTCGGATATCGTCAATATGTACACATCGATAATTTTGACACCGAGGGGAACCCAAATGTGAGTAGTATCGACATTTTAGCCATAAAAGGTATTCGTGAAAAACAACGTAGTTTCCTGGTAGATTTAAAAAGTCAGATCAAGAAACTCAAACTCGATAAAAAGGGGGATGAGAACGATACAACCATGATCACGAGGGTTCATAATATTCTAAAGCAGGTAAAAGACGGTTACGATAACGTCCGTCGCCACTACAGTGCATACGAGCGTGTTGTAAATCCAACCGCAGTTCCACAAACATCTTCTATTTCTGATGCTTCCACTATGGGTGAAGATGACCTGGATAATTCCATACCCCTCCAGAAGTGTATTATTTTCTGTCTCGATGAACTCGAAAAAGCGAAATACCGTAGATACAAAGGTCATTGCTGTGAAGAGAGAAAGACGGAAGATGGACACAACACGAGAGCATGGGAGCAAAAAATGACAATCGAGGACTTTGTCTATTCCTTATCGAATAAGGATGATAATTTTGAAATGTGGAAAAACTTTACGAGTAAGGGAAGTATTTTCAGAGAAGTCATCGACCATCTTTCAAAGTGTAAGGATTCTCAATTTCCAACCATTAACAAAAGGCGACACGTTTGGTCGTTTAAGAATGGTGTTTTTGTAGGCAAAGAATGGGTTTCTACAGAACCGGATGACGGATACTATACATGCACATTTTACCCTTATAATTCGATAGAATTCAAAAACCTTGATCCCGCTATCGTCGCGTGTAAGTATTTCGATAATGATTTTAACGATTATTCACACATGGATAAATGGCAGGACATTCCCACACCAAACTTTGACAAAGTTTTGCAGTATCAGAAGTTTGAGGAAGAAGTATGTAACTGGGCGTATGTTATGGGTGGTCGTCTCTGTTATGATGTGGGAGATCTAGACAGTTGGCAAATTATCCCATTTTTCAAAGGTATCGCTAAATCAGGTAAATCCACGTTAATTACAAAAGTTTTCAAGAATTTCTATGAAAACCAGGATGTACGAACCCTGTCGAATAATATCGAGAAAAAGTTTGGTCTTTCTTCAATCAAAGACGCCTTCATGTTTATCGCACCAGAGGTGAAGGGTGATCTCGCTTTAGAACAGGCAGAGTTTCAGTCTCTCGTTTCAGGTGAAAACGTATCTGTAGCAGTTAAGAATAAACCAGCTGAAGAGATTCCAGAGTGGAAGGTCCCAGGGGTTCTTGGTGGTAATGAAGTCCCAGGATGGAAAGATAATTCAGGATCTGTTCTGCGTCGTATTTTACCTTGGAACTTTAGTAAACAAGTGAGACAAGCCGACCCCCGTCTCGATGAAAAACTTAAAAATGAATTACCTAGAATTTTACTCAAGTGTGTCAGGGGTTATATCGAATATAGGAACAAATATGCTGATGCGGATATTTGGGATGTCGTACCGAAATACTTTGAAATCATCAAGATGCAAGTTGCGAAGGTTGCGAACTCTCTCATCCATTTCCTAGAATCTACCATTGTCGACAAGGGTAAAGACCAATACGTACCACAAAACTTGTTTGTAGCTGCGTTCAATACACACTGTAAAAACAATAACTTGGGTCAACACAAGTTTCATGAAGATTTCTATGTCGGTCCATTCAGTTCATATGATATCGAAGTTAGAAATGAATCCGTGTCATATAGAGGAAGACAATACCCACGCCAACCAGTCATATTTGGTATTGACTTAATCGAAGACCAGTTAATGACTGGCAACAATCATTAAAAAAAATCCTTACACATAGTAATATGAGCCAGTCGGTCAAAGAATTTGTCAGGCAGTCTGGTGTGGACGTACGAAGTCCAGACTCTAACTCCAATAATAACTTCGCTCGAGAACTTGAAGAGGATATGTTTAGACGTCAAGATCGTATGGCTCGGCGGGAAGAAATTGCACGTGGTCAGCAGTTCTTTCGCGAACCTACACGACCCGAATTACAGCAAAGACGGGTCCCTCCTCCACCTCCTAGACGGAGTCGTTTCGCACAGTTCGAAAACAATTCTCCATTAGAAAATGAATTTTCTGATCTAAATATGAACAAACTAGTAAATAATGCATTAAGAGAACCCATAAATACAAGTGAATTTGACAACATGAATCTCAGTCCTATAAACGAAGCCGCGTTTGAAAAGGGTCTCGCTGAGATGAACCCAAATACAATCAATGAATTTGGGGCCCTCACTGATCTAGAAATCTCTCCATTGAAACCTGGATTGTTCGTTGGCACTATTAATAAATCATTTGGTAAAGAAGTTCGTTTAGACCTTTTACCAATTCTGATGAAAAAACCACTCGGTAAAACACCTATCGGTCAGGGTTTTTATATAGACACGAAAGAGATAAAGGGTATTTATGGTCAGTTTAAAACTGGGTTTTCTCACACCAAAGAAGGTGGTCCCAAAGGGAGTATTAACAAACCTTTCGCCAGTGTACAAATTATGGTGACCGTTTCGGATGGTGTGAATAGTCAAGGTGGACTCTGCAATATTTATAGGAATGGTAAAATACTTTTCCGAAATGGATTTGTTGGTACGAACATTACAAACCAACCTGAACTCATTCGTCGATTTATCGTAGATAATTATACACAAAAAGAACCATTCCTTTACAGTCCAATCGAGTATAACAATCTCAGTGGTCAGTTTAGTATAAATGGGGTATTCACAAATCTCACTCGTATGCAAATGAAATTTTCAAAATACGGATCTACCACTTATGAACCAGAACTTTCACCAATGCTCTATGTTACCATGAAAGGGTACACACTCAATATTAGTAAGTCTGGCACCGTACAAATCATAGGTGCCAAGTCACCTGCTATCATGGAAAATGCATACAAAGCTGTAACTCCATTAATCCGTGAATTTTATAGAGATGGAGATGTCACTATAGACAAGACCAAACGCAAGACAAAGGCTAAGCGCAAGACCAAGACCAAAGTTTCTCCTCCTAAAAAGACCAAACCTGTAGTAAAACGCAAAGCATCTTTAACAAACAACCAAATCAACGCACTCAAGATTGATGGAAAGAAGTGTGATCGTATGTCTAGAGATGAACTCAAAACTCTTGCACGTAAAAT